TATTAAACTCTGGATTCAAATCTGACCAACCTACAGAAGTTAAACGTATTGTGAAAAAAGAACCAACTGCAAAATTTGGTACTCGCAAATACGGGTCAGGTCAAATATATAAAAACAAATATAAAGAATTCTTAAATATAAAAAGAGTTTTACCTGAAAAGCAATTTAATCCTATGAGTAAATCTGAAATTACTACAGGTACTAAACTTGGCAGAGGCATTTCTTTAAGTAGATTCATATCACAATCTCTATCACAAGCAACATTAAATGATTTTCCTACTCTTGCAGAACGTCAAGAATTGGCAAGACATTATTATATGTTTGGTGTTATGATGACAGGTTTCAATAACTCAGAAGATAAGTTTGGTCAAAAATATTCATTATCTGTAACAGAAGGTCTATATCTTCCAGAGACAACAGAAACACTCACATCTGGTGGAATTAAAGAATTAGCAGGAAAAGGTCGTTCTTGTGTATTTGAGGTAATTGACCAAGAAGGAAATGTTGCTCTTGAAAAGACATTTGAATTGGCAGTATATTGGAAAGATAACCATCTTTTTGAAAAAATGATTTTATCATATGATACTATTAATCCAGATGGCAGTTTAAATGCTTGCATTGTTGTAACTATGCCTGATATCAGTGATAAATTCACAGGTGCATTTAGTCGCAATATTTCTACAGAATTTAATTACAATCTTTTAATTAACAATGCACTAGCAGAGTGTGTTTCGTGAATGCTGTATAAATAACAATAAAAACAGGATGACCTTTAGATGGCAGTGCGTCGTAGCTTTGCAGCAGAAGATAAAAATTTAAGCAATACATCAGTTATTGTTGCTAGAAAAGAACGTGACTATTCAGACATTGACTTGTCTCTGGATACAAAGCCTTCTGGTGATATCTTCAAGAAACTAGATGCGGCAGCAGTTAAGCAGTCTATCAAAAACATTCTGTTGACAAATCATGGTGAAAAACCTTTTAATTATTTCTTTGGTGCTAATTTACGCAGTCGTTTATTTGATCTAAACTATCCAGATATTACAAATGAAATTGAAACCGACATTGTTTTTGCTATTGAAAACTATGAACCTAGAGCAAGAGTTTTGGATGTTCAGGTAATTAATAATATTGATGCTAATGATTTGCGTGTTATTGTTAAGTTTCAGATTATATCAACTGATGAAGTGGTGGTATTAAATACATCACTGACAAGGATTAAATAAAAATGGCAAGCAAACAAACAATTCAGACAACCAATCTCAACTTTGATGATATCAAAACTAGTTTAAAAGACTATTTAAATGGGCAGACTGAGTTTACAGACTTTGACTTTGAAGGTTCTGGGCTTTCTGTATTGCTTGATGTGTTGGCATTAAATACTCATCAAAATGCACTGTTAGCAAACTTTGGTTTGAACGAATCATTTCTTAGCACTGCACAGACTCGTTCTGCAATGATTAACCATGCTCTTAATCTTGGTTATGTTCCACGATCTAAAAGTGGTGCTAAAGCAACAGTAACTTTGTCTGTTAATTTGACAAGTGTGTCACCTAAGCCTGCATCTATTACTTTGCCACAATTCACTGAGTTTAAGACAACTGTAGATGGTGTTCAATATACATTCTTTACCTTAGAAGAATATATTGGATATGATAGAAGTGGCACAGGAATTTTTACATTTGAAGTAGAAGCAGGTGATAGTAACATTTTAATCAGTGAAGGTGTATTAAGAACTAAAACTTTTAGATGTAATGATGCATTAGAGAGACAAGTTTATGTTATTCCTGATACTGATGTTGATCTTTCTACTATCACTGTGCAGGTATTTGATACTGCTAGTTCTGATGAATTTGATATTTATGAACAAAGTTCTTCCATCAAACAGTACAATGAAGACACTAAATTATTTCTTCCTGTAGAAACTTACAATGGTTTCTATGAAATTAGTTTTGGTGATGGTCAAGCAACAGGAACAGCACCAGTACCCGGCAACATTATTCGGGTTCAATATCTGTCATCAAATGGTACTGCTGCTAACCGTGCTTCTACATTTACAGCAACAAATCAAGTCGAAGTTAATGCTGTATCGTATCCACTAACTGTTAATACAGTTGCAGTTGCAGCTCAAGGTGCAGAAAAAGAATCTATTGAATCTATTCGTTCTAATGCTCCACTTAACTTGTTAGCATCCTCTAGACTTGTTACTTCTGGTGACTACATATCAATTATTCAGTCTCGTATTCCAGGTATTAAATCTGTTAATGCATGGGGTGGAGAAGATAATGTTCCTGCAAAGTATGGAAAAGTTATTGTATCACTTATCTATGAGAATGATGTTAGTGATACCCAAAAAACATTGATTAGAAACAGTATTCGTGATAATATTACCGATCCACTTTCTATTATCTCTGTTGATATGGAATTTGTTGACCCAACATTCACATTCTTAAATGTAACAACAGAAATTAAGTATGACAAATCTTTGACTAATAGAACTGTTCAAAGTATGCAAAATTTAGTTAAATCTACAGTGGCATCTTTTGCAAGTGAAAATCTTGGCAAGTTCAATGACGTATTCCGTAAGTCTAAACTTACAACTGCAATTGATAATACTGATGCTGCTATTCTTTCGTCAAAAGTTAGTATTGAACAGGAAAGTAGATTTGAACCTTTGATTAATCCTAATACAAATGAAATTGTTACTGCTGATTATGAAATTAGTTTCTTGAATACAATTGCACAACCTGATACACAATCATTAAAAGTAAGAACAGACCTTTTCACATTCAATAATACGTTGTGCAGAATTGTGAATAGATTAGGGTCAACTGTATTACAAATCATAGATCAAAATAATGCTGTTCTTAAAGACAATATTGGATACTATGAGCCTGACAATGGTAAAGTATTTTTAACTGGATTTAAACCAACGAGTATTAATAGTGGTAATAGTTACATTAGAACACTTGCAATACCAGCAGACGATTCTGTAATTAAACCATTACGTGGAGAAGTTATTTCTCTAGGAGAAAATTTGGTTTCTGCTATTCAAGATGTTGATGTTGCCAACTCCGTTTCAGGTACTACTAACTAATGAGTAACACACTTACAGATTTAAACAGAAATAAATTATTATTTCATCAACCATCTGTTGACACTGCTTTACCTGAACACTTTCAGGATCAATATCCGGTCTTTGTTCAGTTATTAGATAAGTATTACTACTGGTTGACGCATACTTATGGCGACACAAGTGGTCGGAAACCTGTAAGTGAATTGCAAACTATTGCTTATTTAAAAGATCGTGAGATTACTGCTGATAGATTTTTGGCATTTATTTTTGATGAACTTGCATCTGGGTTAGCACCTGACAATTTTGATATTCCTAGATTTATTATTAAACTAATGCCATTTTTCTATAAGACAAAAGGCACGCCAGTATCTTCTCAGGGATTTTTAAAGTTTTTATTTGGTTCTGATATTGAATTAGAATATCCAAAGAAGTCAATGTTCATAGTCGGTGAATCTGAAATTGGAGCAGAATCTTTAAAGTTTATTCAAGATTCATTCTTCTATCAAGTATATTCAACTTTGGTTCGTTCCGACTTACCGATTTCTGTATGGAGAGACCTCTATAAGAAATATATTCACCCTGGAGGTTGGGCTCTTTTTGCAGAAGTTAGATTTGAAACAACCGTAACAAATGCAAAAATTCCTGTAACATTACCAATTGTTAATCTTGGTGCAGGAGCAGGGTTCTTTACAGTTACAAATACAGCACCTATGTCAATTGTTGGTATAGGCGGAAGATCAAATGTAACAGTTATTGATGATACACTACAAGTTCGTATGTATGGTGATGGTGGATATAATTATTATGATGCAAGTAATGACATTCTAAATACATCACCATACAATAATCAGTATATTGAAAGAGCAGAACCTTTAGATGTTAATTCAAACAGATTCAGTGATGGTGATGAATCCCTTTATATTGGATTTAACTTATCTGATACTGATGAATATTTCTTAGATGATAGTGGATCAATTTTCACTCTTGATAGACTTAATAGAATTTTGAGTATTGACTTCTCAAATACTATTGAAACATTTGATGAAAATGCTTTTGATTTCTATCCAACTATTGGTGTAGATTCAGCATAAATAAACATTAGAACACTTACATAAAAGGTCAATTAAAGATGGTTGTCTTCAATTATTTGGACTCAGATAATATATTAAATCGTGGTGCAGCTGCCAATGACAATACTGGCGACACGCTTAGAACTGCTGCACTAAAAATCAATGTGAATTTTGAAACTGTTGATTCCGCTTTAGGATTAATGCAGACCCAAATTACCACAAACGATTCTGATATTGCATCTTTACAATCTCAGATTACTGGAAACGATTCCGACATTACATCTTTACAATCTCAGATTACCGCAAACGATAATGATATTACATCTTTACAATCTCAGATTACTTCAAACGATAATGATATTACATCTTTACAATCTCAAATAAGTGCTAATGATTCTGATATTTTAAACTTGGTGGTAGATTCTAATGGAATTGGTGCTGGTGCTGTAACTAGTGCTAAATTAGATACTAACTTGACACTCGGTGATGTTACTGTGACAGGAATTGCAACACCTTCTCTAAACACAAATACAACATGGGATACATCAGCAAAGCAGACGTGTTCTGTTACGGCAAGTGGATCGACAACAGTTACTTTGACAAACACCAGTGGTCTTAGTGTTGGCACGCCTCTTACACTGATTGTCGCTGATGCTTCAGGTGCATCGCTCACACTTGCCGGTCCAACTTTCAAGAATAAGGATGGGACAGCACCAGTGCTAAACGGCACAGCTGGTGAAACCATGATTGTTAGCATGGTTGTCATTGCATCAAACACCATCGCAGTAGCATCAGTGATTGTAAGCTAATGTTTTTTAATACGATGATGATGGCATCTGCCGAAGCAATACACCAGTTTCTAGTTGAGAGCGCAACTGGTTCTTTTCGATCTGGAGATATTCCTACTGAACAGTGGTTTGACCATCCTAGCGAAGAATCTAACAATTTTGAAGGGTACGCCGTAGCTGTTTCTGGAGATGGACTAACCGCCGTTATCGGTGCGCCTTACGACAGTAGCCAGGTAACTAATGGTGGAAGAGTCACTATTTGGGAATATCAATCTGGAACTTGGACATATGTAAGACCAATTAGCCTAGATACTGCTGATAGGTCAATAAGGGATTATCTTGGTTGGTCTGTAGATATTTCCTATGATGGTTCGGTGATTGTAGTTGGCGCTGAGAACTCTAGGCACGGCGGTGCTACGGGCACTAGAACTGGAGTTGCTTATGTTTTTGAAAGACCATCAGGCGGTTGGTCTACACTAACAGCTAGTACTGCGGCTGGAGCCAAGCTTAGACCTACAAATTCGTCCGTTGTTCAGGACTTTGGATACTCAGTAGCAGTTTCAGGAGATGGAAACACTATTGTAGTTGGCGCACCAGAAGCGGACAACGTAGTCTCATGGCGTTACGGATTAGTCTATCTTTTTGAAAAACCTTCTGGGGGATGGGTAGACACATATGAAGACTATAAATTATATCAGTATAACGACACCACTGGTGATTCTTTAGGAACAGCAGTAGATATTTCCTATGATGGATCGGTGGTAGTTGCTGGTATGCCGTATTATGATATAAGCAATACCTCCAATAACGGAGCGGTTATTGTCTTTGAAAAAGGAAATGGTTGGGCTGAAGGCACCGCCAATTTTGCAGATTACTTGCTTCCTAAAGACCTTAACTCTGCTCAGAATAATCAATTTTTTGGATATTCAGTTGCAATTTCAGCTGATGGCAATGTGATTGTTGTTGGTGCATATAATGATCCGACTAATTCTGGGCAAAGTGCCGCTGGAAGTGCATATGTTCATCTTAGAAAAACTACTGGTGATCTTTTGTGGAATACGTTCGGTGACGCTCAGTTAGTTCAAAGCTTTACAATTTCTGCCGGGCACACTTTAGGAATATCGGTAGATGTATCTAATACTGGAAAGGTCATAGTTGTTGGAGCTCAAGGTTTTGATGATACAGATCATACGAATGTTGGAGCAGTCTTTGTCTACACTGAGCCGACAGGAGGTTGGACTTCCGGAATCGATAATGGATCAGGTGATCCACCTCTCACAGAAGATTATGTCATTACCCCTTCTAGTGGTTGGAACGAGCAATTATATGGACACTCTGTATCAATCTCAGATGATGCAACAAAAATGATAACAGCTGCGTATAAAGCAGATCATCCATATTATCTTTCTAATATGTCAGCATCTGAATATGATAATATTGGAGCTATTTATGGGTATACGCATTCACCACTCTTGACCAACTGGGGTTCTTCTATAACTGGGATAACTGGTGGCTTCAGTGGGGGAGCTGAAATAGTAAACCTTGAAAGAAATTCAGTATGTGCAGTTCTAGATGCAAATGGAAACCGTGTGGATGGTTACCTCTGGCACGCTTATCGTACAGGGGGAGGAGCTACTGGTGTTGACTATATAGATATTGAACTTTTAAAAGGTGATGTGAATACCGGGCAACTTGAATCAGTGTATAAACACCGGTGCTATGAAGAAGATTATGCTCGTTGGAAACCTAATCATGTATGTGATACTGGAACCAGTTTAGTTTTAACTGCTACAGAAAATCAGTATGATAATGCTAGAGTCTTAGTCGTAAAAAAGATAACAGGTGAAACTTTCAGACTAAACACAACAAATACAAATTTCCCTGCAATGGTCAGCAGCTTACAGTACAGCGCAAATAACTTTTGGGGTGATCTATTTAGTTGTGTGTATGATCCTGTCTATGATGATGTAATCTTAGCGTATGCAGACCCTTTAACTAATTTTGTAAATAGCACTTATCATAATCAATTTGTCAGGTTTACTAACTATAATAATACTACTGGTACTTTTGGTCAAGCATGTACTGTTAGTGTTGGAAGTTCTGGATTTACTAGAGCAGTTGATGCTAATCAGGCAGAAGGCTATATAGATCGTGATCCTGACACTGGTTATTTTGTTTATAGTGGATTAAATCAAAAGTGTAGAAGATATCAGCGCACAGGGGCTACTACTTTTGTTGCTATTGACGAGTTTAACAAAGCCTCTAACAATCTATGGCAACTTATATATCAGAATGATGGAACACTGTACTTTAGAGGTGAAAACTCCAGTGGAAGTTATAATGAAGAAACACTATACCGACATTAATAATATGAATATGATAACAATTGTATTTAAATCACTATAAATAAAACTAATAGAATTTTAACCGAGTTAGAGTGATATGACAAAACAACTTATTTCTTTAGGAACAACAGCAAATGACGGTACAGGAGATACACTCCGTGATGCTGGTCAAAAGTTAAATGATAACTTTAATGAGTTGTATAGATTTATGCCGGGTGGTGAAATCTTAACGATTTCAGATAGCACAACTTCTCTTGACTCAAGCACACTTTATATTTTTAATTTACCAAGCACTCCAACAATCAACAGTAGTTTTACACTTTCGGATGGAACAAGCAACGGTGAAATTAAAAGAATTATAAACAAATCAGCATCTTCTGTAGATGTTTCTATTACTATTGGTTCTAGTGGTCTTGCTTACCCTAGCACAGCCACAGGATTAACCTTACATGACAAAATCTCTTTTGATCTTGCTTGGGATGGAACAGAATGGCATTTTGATAGAGACTCCGACTCAAGAATCACGTATCTAACTTAATGGGCTACAAGTAAATGACAGCTATTGCAACAAACGAATTTAAAAAGACATTAATCGAATCATTGATTGATAATGTTGCTGATTCTGACACCAATTACTATATTGCAATCGGAAAGTCCGATCAATGGGATGCTAATGAAACTGTACCAGCAGCTACTAACACTGTAGCAGAAGAAAGACGATTCCGTTCAAACATGCAAGGCATTAAGAAAATGTCTGATGTGAACTTTGTTGCAACCAGATATAACTGGTCTTCTGGTACTGTTTACAAATCATATTCAGATGCAGTAACACTTTCTTCTATTGGTGCATATTATGTTTTCACAGAAAATCAGAGAGTTTACATTTGTCTAGAGCAGGGTAAAGATGCTACAGGTGCTGCTGTAATTTCAACAGTAAATCCTGATACAATAGGCACTACAACTTCTGCTGTAAGAACAGCAGATGGATATATTTGGAAATACTTATTTACTCTTACCGCTTTGAATGCAAACAAGTATCTTTCTGCTAACTTTATTCCAGTAAGCAAAATCATCACATCTACATCTAACATTGAAACAGAACAATTGAATGTTCAGAATGCTGCTGTTAAGGGCTCCATTATTGGATATCGTATTGTATCTGGTGGTGCTGATTATCCTTCTAATACAACTGCAACTGTTGTAGGTAATGGATCAGGTGCTACATTGAAACTTACTGTTGATGAAGTTTCAGGAACAGTATTAAAAGCTGTTATTGATTCAGATGGTTCAGGTAATATTGCATTTGGTTCTGGTTATAGTTTTGCTCAAGTAACCTCTAATGATTCTAATAATGGTGCTTTTGATATTCAGCCTATTATCTCTATGGAAGGTATTGGTGCTGACCCTAGAAGAGATATTAATGCAAATTTTGTTATGATGAATGCAAAGCCTTCTGGAACAGAAGGTGGTGATTTTATTGTTGATCAAGATTTCCGTCAAGTTGGTATTTTGAAAAATCCAAAAAAACATGCAGATAGTGATTTCACTTCTTCTTCAGGTTCCACATTAAGAACACTTACAATTTCTGGTGTTTCTGGAACATTTGCAGGTGATACTCTTATTCGTGGTTCTACATCAGAAGCTAAAGCTTATGTAGATAAATATGATGGAGTCACTACAAAACTGTTTATTCATCAAAACGATAACACTGGATTTAAGTCATTCTCTAATAATGAGAGTATTGTGGATTCTGATAACCCTGGAACAAATACAGCAACTCTGGTTGGTGTAGATTCTAATGGTGAAGTTAATCCATTCTCCGGAGAATTACTATACATTGAAAATAGAAATCCAGTTGTTAGAGACGCAGCACAAACTGAAGACATTAAAATTGTTTTCCAGCTTTAAAGGTATAAGGCAAAACTATGGTTAGTAAACTTACAGATACAACTTTTTCTACTACCTATAAGGACGATTTTAGAGATTCTGATAATTATCATCGGATTCTTTTCAATTCTGGGCGTGCATTACAAGCCCGTGAATTGACACAAATGCAGACTGTTATTCAGAAAGAGATTGAAAGATTTGCTAACAACGTATTTCGCACTGGTTCACAAGTAAATCCTGCTGGATTAACTCTCAACACAAATATGGAATTTGTGAAACTTGCAGGTAACCCAGATATTTCAGATTTTGCTGTAGGTCAAACTATTACCGAATCTGGTACAGGTATTGCTGGTCGTATTACTCGTATTGAGCCATATGTTGATGCAGAAAATCCTGCTACTTTCTATGTAAACTATACTAGCACTGTTGGTGGTACAACTTCCGATACTCTTGGTGACCGTGAAGAATCTGTACGCTTTACACCTTCTGCTACTTTGACAAATAGCAATGGTACTTCTGTTTCTGTTCAAACGGTAGACACTGAAGAAAACTCTGCAACTGGTGTAGGTTCCTCTGTATCTGTATCTACCGGCGCTTTTTATGCAGCTGGACACTTTGTTCAGTGTAACCCTCAGACCATTATGGTTGACCGTTACTTTGCTTTCCCGACTGCAATGATTGGTTTCAAAGTTAATCAAGAAATTGTAACAGCTGACGATAACGATGCTCTGTACGATAACCAGAATGTTCTTCCTAACCAAACTGCACCAGGTGCAGACCGTTACCGGATTACTCTTGAACTTACTACCGAATATGATTTGGCGGAAGATGATAATTTCATTTATACCAATACTGTTATTGATGGTGTATTTTTGGATGAAACCGAAAAAACTACTTATGGCATTGTTGGCGATGAGTTAGCTAAGCGTACTTCCGAAGAGTCCGGTGATTATACGGTTGAACCATTTAATATTGATATTGAACCTAACCTTATCGATTCTGATGTACTTGATATTGATATTAGTGAAGGTATTGCATATGTAAGCGGTTACCGTTACGAAACACAAGCAAACACTATTATTTCAATTGACCGGGCTCGTGATACACAAACTATTGTCAATGATGTTGTTGCTGCCAACTTTGGTAACTATATTACTATTGATGGATCTACAATGTTGGGTTTCCCTAACGTTGATACCTTAGAAAATATTAATTTACGTGACTCTGCTGGTTACCTTGGCTCTACTATTGGTACAGCACGTGTTCGTTCGGTCGAAGCTTCTGGTTCAAACTACAACTACTACCTGTTTGATGTGAATATGAATGCAGGTCAGCAGTTTAGTGATGTTCGTTCGATGGGTACTAGTGTTACTTCTTTCGGTGATGTTGTCCTTGAATATGGTAAAGCTCGAATCAAAGAAACAAATAATAATAACGTATTCTTTACAATGCAGCATGACCGCCCACGTGCGCTGACTGATATTTCTTTGACTGTTCAGCGTCGTATGACTGTTGCTTTGAATGTTTCAGGTGTTGGCACACTTACCCTAACCGCTAGCGGCGAAACCTTTACTAACAATAGTTCTTGGATTGTTTCCCGTACCAGTGATGGTGCTATAATTACACCTGATGTTACACCAACCGGTTCTGGTACACCCTCTTCTACAATTACACATGCAGCCTCTGCTTCTACTACAATCGAAGTATTGGTTCAAGTTAATAAAGGTGCTGGTACTGCACGTACTAAAACCTTGACTGAAACAACTGTAACTGCTACAATTGATTCTGATGGTAATGGACTAAAGTTTATTCCATTGGGCAAAGCAGATGTTCAAACTGTGTCTCGTATTAGAGCAGTAGATTCTGATGGTGTAGATTTATTCAGTAATTATTCACTTGATGGTGGCCAGCGTGATAACTTCTATGATGAAGGTCGTTTGATTTTTCAGGGTGATGATCAATCAACACCAACAGCAGGGAATATTTTTGCTCGATTTGAATATTTCGATCACGGTACAACCGGTGATTTCTTCTCTGTTAATTCGTATATCGGGCAAGTTGATTATCAAAATATTCCTCATTATACTTTGTCTGATGATCGTAAGTTTGAACTACGTGATGTATTGGACTTCCGATCTCGTAAAGATGATACCGGTTCTAACTTTTCGGCGGGAACTGCACGTGTCAATGAACTGCCTTTGAATACTGATACTATTCAGGCTGATATTGAATATTATTTGCCTCGTAAAGATGTTCTTGTGTTGTCTAAAGATGGCAGCTTTGTAACGGTATCTGGTTTGCCAGGATTTAATGCAAAATACCCACAGATTCCAGAAGCTTCTTTGCGTCTTTACAATATTGATTTAAATCCATATACAGATGATGAAGATGATCTTGAAATCACATACATTGATAACCGTGGTTATACAATGGCTGATATTGGTCGTATTGAAGATCGTATTGAACGCCTTGAAGAAATTACAACCTTGAACCTGTTGGAAGCTGATACATCTAAGATTGAAGTTCTTGATGAAAATGGTAATAATCGTTTCAAAACTGGTTTCTTTGCTGATAACTTTAGCGGTCCTGAATATACTGATTTGTCTAATAGCTCGGTATTTTTTGATACTACAAATGAAGTAGTTAAACCGGTTCAACTTTCACAGCCTATTCGTATTATGTACGATTCTGAATACTCTGTTAATACACGGGTATGGGGTGAACATGTAATGCTGAATTACAATGATTCTGATTTGATTGTTCAACCATTTGCTTCTGAGACTGAAAACGTTAATCCGTTTGATGTTGTTAGTTACTTTGGTTCAATGGAAATGAGCCCAAATCGTGATTACCATACAACTATCAATAACCTGCGTGCGCAAAATCTGATTAAGCGTTACTATAGCCTTGTTGAACAAGAAAAGCGCCAGGGCCAAATTAAAACAACAGCAGTTAATAAAAGCTTAGCTCGTCAGAAAAAACAAGCACTTGATGAATTCAATAAGATGACAGCAAGTTCATTAGATATTGAAGCATTTGCGCCAATTAAAGTAATTACGGGTAAGACAAGCACTGGTGCTCCTATTACCCGTGATAAGTTTGACTTTGGTGTATTGCAGTCTGGTACATTTATGAATTCACGGAAAGTATTCTTCCGTGCTCGCGGCCTTAAGCCTAATACCAAATACTTTGCTTATTTTGGTGAAGAAGCGCAGAGTGTTTCTAACTGGTGCCGTACAGAAACGTCATTTACAAAATCTTCTACAGTTCGAACATCTGCTACAGATGCGAAACGTATTCGTACTTTAGAAAATCATCCTGATGGTACTACTGATCTTGTGAGTGATGCAAAGGGTGAACTTATTGGCTCTTTCTTTATTCCACATGCTACTTTTAAAGGTGGTACACGCGAGTTTAAGCTGTTTGATATCGAAGTTAATAACGCTGAATTTGCTACTTCCGGTGCAAATGCAACATATTCAACGCAGTTTAAACCTAAACCTAAGCCGGCACCGGCGCCACGCCCACGGCCAAAACCAACTCCACGGCCACGGCCACGTCCAACTCCACGACCACCTTCGCCGGGTGTTACTCCAGTTCCTCCAACTCCGCCAGTCAATCCGCCCCCAAAGCAACCGCCGGTAATTGAGACCAAATACACTTGGACATATTATTTCTATCTACCAGCTGTTAATCTAAAGAAAAATGGTGGACGTATAGTAAAACCTGCGCAGTGGCGACGGATTGGTAGTCGCATTGGTAGTGCTAGTGGTTCTGAATTGCCGAGTGCAATTGGTGGCTTCACCTCTATTCCTACATATAGAAAATATGGTAGTAAAGGTAAATACTCCGAAGGCGTCAAAATGGGCTTCATGACGCCAAAACCACAGAAAAAAGTACGTGGTGCTAAAGTTACTATAGTTAAGAAAGCTTCAACTTCTTCAACGAAGTCTGTTCCAGCTGTAACAAAATCCACGACGCATAGACCTACGTCGACTCCACAGAGTACACGTCAGTCTACGTCTGTAAGAACCAGTACGTCTTTGTTTAGTAATAAAACACCGACAACAACACGTTCTGTGACTAAACCTACACCACGTTTTGGTTATGGTACTGCACCACGCCAAGGCCTATTGGGCACCAGTCGCTATTCTGGCGTAACTGGTTGGGGTGGATTGCATAACGCTTTTGTACAAAAGTGTGCTTACAAAGACCCATTGTCTCAGTCTTTCCGCCTGCCTAATATAATGGATGCGGGTGGATTTGTTACAGAGATTGATGTATTCTTTGCAACACGTCCAACTGAAGACATTCCGGTACGAATGCAAATTCGTCCAATGATTAATGGCGTTCCGGATAAGGTGTTTATCGCTGAAGTTCAGGTAGATCGTGATGATGTAAACATTCCAGGTAATCTGAATGATATGGCGACTGTTAAAGCAACGCCTACCACGTTTACATTTGACAAGCCGGTTTACCTTAAGCCTGAAGAAGACTATGCCTTTGTTCTTATTGCTGATACAACTAAATACAATGTATTTGTATCTAAGGTTGGTTCCTTTGAACTTGGTTCGACAGTTAATCGTATTAACCGTCAGCCAAACCTTGGATCGTTGTTTGTATCGCAGAATGGTGTAACTTGGTCACCTGATCAAGAACGTGATATTATGTTCTCTCTGCGCTGTGCTGTATTTGATCCGTCTGTATCTGGTGTTGCAGTATTCAATAACGATGATCTGCAACCTAAATCACTTACTACACAATTTACAACTAGTAGTAATGATAGTGATGTATTTGTTCAATTGTCAAATCATGGTTTGCTAAAGGGTGATACTATTACATTTACGGGTATTGATTCAAGCGGTAATTATGGTGGTATTGTTGGCACATCTATTCAAGGTACACGTATTGTACAAAAAGTAGATGGTACAGGATTTACATTTACAGCCGATTCAGCAGCCGATTCAGATGGATTCTATGCAATTGATCCAACGGATGATATTACTGTAACACGCAATATTATATTTGATGAGTTTATGCCTACGTTTGATGTAGCTGTTGAAGATCAGACTAATGTTGATTTTGTTGCTAACTTTACTGATGGCGCAAGCTTGACTAAAGCTAATGATGTTGGTAATGGTGCATATGTTAAAAATAGCACTGATCATAATATTATCAATCGTGAAAAACTTTTGTTTGATAATCCTTCTATGATTGTTGCTAAGTCTGCTGAAGAAACTAAGTTGGGTGTTGGTAAACATTCACTTGATATTAACGCAACATTGAGTACGCATAACAAGTTCATTTCTCCAATGATTGATTTGTCAACAATGAGTGCGGTTCTTACAACCAACGTTATTGATAACCAAGACTCAACTGATGAAACTGGTATTCTTAATGTACCATTTGACTATGTGACTGAAGCAATAAATGGTATCGGTTCTTCTTTGTCTAAGCATGTAACCAAGCCAATTACATTGTCTGAAGCAGGTGTCGGTATTAAGATTCTGATTGATGCTCATCGTAGCACTAACAGCTTCTTGGATGTATATTACCGTACAGTTGAAGAAGGTTCTGATGCTGCTATTGAAGAACAAACATGGGTTCTTGTTGAAGAAGAAACTAATAACCCAACTGATGAAGATCGTAGAGTATTCCGTGAATATGAATACCTTGCTGGTGGTGCAACTGGTACATTGAATCCATTCACTACCTACCAAATTAAGGTAGTGATGCGTGCGGGTAACAGTTCACGTCCACCTGTCCTCACATCACTTCGGGCTATTACTTTGGGTACATAATATGAGTGATAATTATGTGAAAGTTGAAGGTCACCCCGGTTATTATAGAGATATTAAAACCGGGGCGATTGTAAATATGAATAAATCTGCACTTGAAGCTGCAAAAGCACAAAAAGAAAAACGTATTAAAGATGAGCAAGAAATACAAGAATTAAAAAATGATGTAAAAGAACTAAAACAACTCCTAAAAGAATTGATTAATTCTAAAGTATAAATAATAGAAAAATGTTTTTTAGAGGAAATAATGGCTCAGCAAAGAGATTTTGTAATCGACCAAGGATCAGAAGATCAATAAACTAGAGAATGAAATTAATGAACTAAAGAGCTTGGTTCATGCTTTGGCTGAATCCAATTGATTATAAATATTTATATCTATCAAAATTGTTTAAGAAGAAGCTTATGACTAAATACTCTGATCTACAGGTTCATCAAGGAGAAGATATTTCATTTCGACTTGAAATTGTAGATGAAAACGGTGCTGTTAAAGATTTGACTGGATTAATTGCTAGAGCTAGATTCAGAAAAAGCTACTCATCTAGTAATGCTACTACTTATTCATTTTCTACTTCTTTTGGTGATAACGATCCCACTCTAGGATTACTAGACCTGACTCTTACTGGCGAATTAAGCGATGATATACCACGAGGTAGATATGTTTATGATGTGTTCTTATTAAGGGATAGTTCTTTAGACATTAGTGAAAAAATATTAGAGGGTCAAATTGAAGTTATGCCATCGGTCACTAGTATTATATAAGGAAAAGAGATGAGTAACGATACAAGACGTATCATCGTAAAAAAAGTCACTGCTGGTATACC